TTTCTTTCCGCATCTTCAATCTTATCTTGCGGAGGCATTCCTGGAGGAGTTAATTCTATATCTCTATAAAATCCTGAAACTTGTTGTTTTCTTAAATCATTTTCTGAAGTTTTAATTATATGAATAATAGCTTCTGCATCATCTAGTGATGAAGCAGTATAAGGCACAACTAAATCATCTGCTGGCACAAATTTAGAAACAGCTCTTCCTAATAGTTCATCATAGTAAACTTTTTTAAATGTAGACCCAGCTAATGGTAAATGAAATAACATTGAATCAAATTCAGGTTCGTATTCTTTCATTTGATCTATCAATTGATAGTTCATAAATTCTTTTACCCGTTGTGCTTGTTGCATCCTTTGAGGACTGGATGCACCAATCACTTGGGTTCTTACCGGCCCATCGGCTGGTAATAATTCTTTGTAAGCTTGCGCTTGAAACTGTGTAACCGCTTCTGCAAGGACAGGGTGAGTTGCACCACTTGCACCTTGGAAAGGTTGTGTTCTGTTTTCGTATTTAAAACCTAATAAATCTAGACCAGTCACATAAGCTTGTTCCCAATCTTTTCTAGAAGATTTATAATCTTGGTAATCACCTGCTAGTTTTAATCCAACAGGATCTAACATATCATCTGGTAATATATCTGCTAAATTATCAAAGTGACTTTCCGTTCCCGGAATATTTAAATTAGCGCTTGGGTCAAAATCGACCGTTGCTCCGCCATCCGGTTCAGGTGTAACTTCTATTGGACCTTTAACTTGTTCTTCCGTAATATCAACTTCCATTTCTCCTGGTTTAGGAGCAATCGGTTCAGGTGTAATATTCGGGAGTCCTTTATCTATGTTATCTGCCATTTAAACTCCTAGTTTTAGTTCTATCCTTTTTTACAACTTTTCGCAACCCTTGTGGATTAGGTCCTTTGAGTGGTGAAATTTGGTTCCATTTAACATACTTCATATTTTTAACCAATGTTGGATTTTTATGCTCCTTCACCTGCTACTCCTCCTAAATCTTCATACTGTTGAGCAAGAAATTCTCTTCGCTCATCTTCACTCATATCTTGCATTAATTTATATTGGTTATATCCAGCTTTTCCTAAATGATATAAACCTTCTGCCCCTAAAGAAGCTATACCAAGAGGTGAAGCTATTCTAGCTGCTCTTAATGCCATTGCTGGAGACATACCTGCTAAAGAAGCACGTTCCGCTATTTTTCTAAGTAGAGGAGTTTTGATTTTGTCTGTTACAGACAATGATCCTTGTACTAAAGGTTTGGCTAATGCAGCCTCACCTGCTATTCCAATTCTATCCATAGCTTGTGTGGGGTCTACTCCTAATCCAACATTTAAACCAATTAATCCACTTGGACCAAGACCTACGTTCACTGCTTTACCAGCAAATTTTGCTGCAGCTTTTGGTATGCCCTCATACTTGTATAAAATTTCATCAAGAACTTTTAAAACTCTAGACATTATTCTCCTAATAATTTTGCTAAGCCGCCTTTGGCATAATCATCCGCTTTTAAATCAGGACTATAACTTTCATAAGGATCACGCACTTCTCCTGTCCCACGCGGTTTAACTTTTTTACCTGTAGCATAAGTTTCTAAAACAGCCGTATTATGAACTTCGGCTTTAGGGTCATATTTCTGAAAATCAAATTGTATTTCCACATCACTGGTATCGGGCCCTATTTGTGCTGAATAAGGCTCCTCCACTTGTAAAGTATCAGCTTCTTTTTGCCCTCTATATTTACCCTCTTCAATGACTTTGCCTTTAGAATATGAAATCGTATAAGGTGAATTTCCAGCTCCAGATGATGATAAATAATTAGTTTTAGGATGAGCAACACTTACATCAATCGTTTGACTGTCGATGTTTTGCGTCACCATCACTTCATCACCATCGGGTAAAATATCTCGATGCACTATTTGACGTTGTGAGGTTGCCGCTTCATTTGTTACATCGTCCCCTTTATTTATAACTTTTTTAACTAATGGAATATACCAATCTGGCATGTTGGGTGTTTTTGTAATATCGACAACTAAGTTTGGTGTGCCTTTAAATTTTCCAACTGTCTTTGCAATCGGTTTAAATAATTTACCTACAACAGGTAATGCTGCTAAACCTCCCATAAGTTTTAAAAATCCTCTTCGGCTCATTCCGCCTTTTTTGTAACCTTGTCTGTCATTTCTAAAAGGCATTCTATCTTTTGGAAGTTTTGTACCGATGTATTCCATTAACGGCATCATGTGTTTATGGTTATCATTCCAGTCAGCCCAGGATCCTCCATATTCAAACGCGAAACCTGGATCACCACCATACATCATAGGAACTCTGCCACCATCAGCTCTCTTTTCACCAAACATTCTTTCAGTGTATTTTTCTATAGCCTTATCTTTCATATCAGGATATTTTTTATAGAACGGATCTTTATCAAGTTCCTCTATGAACTCTTGTAAAAACCTTTCTTTTTGTTGTTCGTTACCTTCTTCTAAAATCTTTTTCATTTTTCTATTAACTAAAATACCACCGGCTGAAACTGCACCTAGTTCAGGAGCAAGACTTTTAAAATCTCCTTCTATAGATCTTCTTTTAACACTTTCTAAATAATCTTTGTATCTTTGTAGAGGGCTCTTTGCACTTAAAGCCTGTAACATTTTCATTAACCCACCTATTTTAGCAGGAGTTCTAGATACATCACCTTCACCAAGCATATAAGCTAAACCACCGCCGGCCATACCTTGAGGATCAAAATCATCAAAATTCATTTCTAATTGATCACTAACTTTTACTTCTTCAAAAGGATTTTTTGGAGGGGACTCTGAGTAAATTTTATTTAATTGATTAACCAATTTTTCTCTACTTCTATTTCCTATAGTGTTAAACATTAATCCTTTTTCAATTTCTGTAATATCACCTAATATAATTTCTCTTCCTTTAGGGTACTTAGCTAGGTTTCTATAAATATTTAAAATCCCTTGAGAATCCGTAGGTTTTTTATCAACTGATTCTTTGTATTTTCTAAAAGCGCTTTTATAAGCGTTCTCTTTGTTTCTTAATTCAAACTCTTTAATTATTTTTGCTCTGTCTTCTTGTCTATTTTTAATTCCTTTTTCAATTAATTCTTTATTTTTTTCTCCAAATCTGTAAAACGCACCCTCAGAGCCAGGAACAATTTGATAACCTTCAGGCGTATCAACATAATCATAGTCTAAGTTTTTATCACCCGTCATTTTAACTTTTGTGCCATCTTTTTTTGTATACAAATAACTTTTAGGAAATTTAGGATCTATAGGTGGTTTCTTCTTTGTCGTTTTAGGTGCAGTGCCAATAGTTACATCACCTTTTTCAATTAATTCATCTACCTCTTCTCCAAAACCTTTTTTATATTTAAATGGAATAATATTAGTTTCTTTCTGTGCCATTTCCATAGCTTGTTTTTTTAACTGTGATAATTCGCTAGGTGAAGGAGATCTACCTTTTGCTTTTTGAAATGCCCTTATAAGTTTAAATATACTCATCAATAATATTCATGTTT